TTTCTATTTTTCTATTTATTTTGTTTCTAATTTATTTTTATTTATGTTTTATTTTTAAAGTGATTTTATTTTGTTTCCAAAATATTATTTTCTTTTATTTTAAAATTCCCTTACCCTTTATCCCTGGTTGTACTACTTAAACTACCCGTTTATAATAGGCTCTTTGTGGATATAGCATGTCATATGATATGTTTTAACCTCTTAAACTACCCGTTTAAAATAGGCTCTTGTTGTTATGATTTTTAGGTTTATTTTATTTCCCAAATTCTTTTATTTTTTCAATTTTATGATTTCGATATATATTTTTGTTTTTCGTTTTTTAAAGTGTATAATTACGTTGTTTTTATACTCCCCTTCAAAATTTAAACAGTGACTCTTTGTTGAAGTTTAAAGCATATAGATTTGTTTTCTCGCAATTTAATAAACCGTGTTAATGCGTTTACAATGTATTATTGTAAGTGAACATGAGCAGCCCTCATTAGTATACTTAATCTCGCGTTTTTATTAAGTTGTTTACATCATAATATGGTTTGAATCTATAATACTATTAATAGTACTCAGTGTTTATTTATTTGAGTGATTCAGAAGCGAAGTATAATCGTATCATACTTTTCCATCAAAGAAATTAAATGTAATTTCTCATGTATCATTGTTCCTCCTTAATTATGATATATGTTCTTATGTTTCTTTACTTAAGTCGCATAGATAAATTTATCTCGCATGAATTTACGTAACGCTATACGCAAAACTTTTTCGTGGTCTTTTTGTGAAGATTAGGCCCAAAGCTATCACTATACAGTATAGACGGTAGAACCGAGAATACACTGGATTTCCAGATATAGATGCAAATAATTCACACCCCCAATGTGCAGCATGAACAAATTAACTCATAAAACACTTTTAACGGATACGGATGACAATGGTTGCAATTTTTCTTTTGTTAGTTCTTTTTTTTCCTCGATTTCTTCCACAATGAAGAAGTTGAAGTCGATTTTTTTTCCTTTTTTAGTTTATTTGAAGAAAAGAAGGACATATACTTTCTTTTTTGTTTATACTAGTTTAGAGTTTATTTATTGTCTTATGTTTTTAAATTTTGGTCGGAAATTCTTCCTCCTTGCAGGAGGAGAATCAAATCCAGGCCCTGTTTTTTCCACATTGCGTAATGCAGCAGTTAATTCAGCACATAGAGCAGCAAATTCGACTTTTAATTTTTTATTTCCACAGTATGAACAGTGGTATTCAAAAGTTTCAGAGATTGCCACGAACTGTAAAAATTATAGTATCGTTTTTCTTCAATTTATTCGCATTTATACCTCTATGGTAGATTGTATTTCAACTTTTTTATATCGCTTGGCAGCGATTACCAGTCTTGATTTATATTCCAGATTGACTGTTTTTTGTTTAAACGTTTTTGACGTATGTAATGTTATGTCTAAACAATTAGGTGTTACAGTTTCATGGACTACTAATCCAATTGCATATCCACAAGCTGGTCCAATGGAAACCTTTTGTTTAGCTACTCTTTTATCTACTTTACTTCCTCCTAGATTACATAGTTTAATTAAAGATATTCCCACATTTACCAATTTTAAACTATTGGATGATGCTACATGGGTTTTCGATTTCTTTTCCTTTATTGTATCCTTACCTAATAAGATATGTTCTCTTTTGTTGCCGAGGTCAGAGAAAACTGAACCAGTTTTTGCATTTCTTCGAATCATTGAGGATTTTTTACCTTTTAGTTCTCTTAGTAAATTTCATTTTTTAATCAAAGAAATTCTGGATGAATATGCTGGAAAACCATCAATTGTTGGTGATAAAGCATTTCAAGATAGAGTGGAAAGATTGTATGTTAAATATATTAAATATAAAAATATTTTTTTAGAGGATAGAAAAGAATTACCTCCTTACATGTTAGATCATGACAAGCGTTTTAGAAATTTAATTACAAAAGTTAGATATATGAAAAGTAATATTCGCGTCGAACCTGTTGCTTGTGTTTTTTCTGGACTTAGAGGTACAGGAAAAACTACACTAATGAACATTATTGTTGATGGTTTTTCCACGCAGAATTCCGTTTATTGCCATGCAAGTCAAGAAGATAAAGATTATCATGATCAATATGATAATGAAGATATTTATGTTATTGACGACATTGGTCAAAAAGGTGTTTGGCAGTGGTCAAATATCATTAATTTTGTTTCTACTACCAAGTGTCCTCTTCTTTGTGCAGATGCTCCTCTTAAAGGTACTAAGTTCATGACCTCTAAGCTTATTTTTGCTACTACTAATAATATTAACCCTACTTTAACAGCTAATTGTGGTATTACAGATATAGGTGCACTTCAGCGCCGTTTAATTAACTTTTGTTTTGATAAAGTAACTTTTTTCGAAGGTAAGTATTGTGGAGTTATTGAAGTTTTTAAATTTGATTTAGTTCGCTCACGATGGCAATTAGTACATAGTTTTTCTTCTATTAATAATTTCTTTGACGTTCATGATATTGCCAATTTTATTAAAAATGAATTATCCGAAAAGATAACAAATTCGAAGATTTTTTCCGAAAAAAGAGATTTTGGGGCTATTCCACAGTCACTTTTTACTGAAGTCAAAATTTTACCAAGCAAAGTTAAACAATATTTTCTCAATTTTTTCCAAAACTTTGATGATTTAGTTTTTCCTACAGTCAATGATTTGGCTCTTGGTACCATATTTACTTTATTTGGATCGATTTTCGTTTATGGTATATATAAATGTTTTGATATGTTTTTTGAAAAGGTTGATGATATTCCTAAACTTAGCAAGAATTTACATTTTACTTCTGCAAGAAAGCAGAAAATTTCACTTCGTTCTGCTACTCCACAATCACTTGATTCTTTATTTTTTTGTGATAAATCTACAGTTTTAATTCCTCAATTGCAACGTATAGCAAGTCAAACAGTTGTTATTCAAGCAGATTTTTTAAATTTTCAAAATGTTAATTGTTCTACGTATTTTTGTTCAGTCATTGCTGGCCGCTATTTTACGGCTCCTTTACATTCACTTAATTTAGGTGTAGGTGCGAAAGTTTTTATTACAGTTTATACAGGCCCGAGGACAATTTTTTATGATAAGATTGAATGTACTATTGATTATGTTAATGACAAGGATGATATTGCTATTTTAGTTTTACCTTTATTTTTACCTAAATATTTTAAAAATGTTTCTTTCATAGATGATACAAATGTTACAGAACTAGCTTTGGTCACTCCAGCAGGTATTCAGTTGCTTAACACCCATATTACAGAACTAGATTGTCGTATTTCCTATAAACAATTTGAAACTGGATATAATGGTGTTCTTTCAAGTGACAATAGTGTGGTGTATCAAGAACAAAGTGATGGTGTTTGTGGAAGTTTTTTAGTTTCTAAAGATGGTTATTTACTTGGCCACCATGTTGCTATGGTTATTGGTGATAATAATCATGGATGTGCCAAATTGTTCTCTAATCGTACTCTTAATTATATTAAAAAAGTTTTTTCTGAAAATATTGATTTTGTTGTTGCTACTGCTCAAAGAGACGTAGAAGGTTCCATAGTTAGAAAAGATGCTAAAGTATACCATCATGTTGCTAATAATACAAAGTATGTTCCTTCACTTGTTAATGGTATTTTTCCTGAGGAACGTAAACCTGCGAATTTATCAGCATTTGGATCTGACACAATTAAAGTTATGTCGGAAAAAAGCCGCAAACCTGTTTCCACTCTTGATAATAAAGGAATTGCATATGCCACCACTTACATGGATAGTTTATTATTAGATAGTACTGTTTTACAAAGTAGTTTAGAAGTTGTTTTAGGTAATGATTCTATTGGTCGAATTGATCCAACATCAAGTGTTGGATATGGTCTTACAGGTTCGAAAAAAGATTTTTTAAATTACGAAACTGGAGAAATCAGTGACATAGTTAAAGAACAAATTGTCACATTTTCGAACAGTATTGTAGATGGTTCATATAGTTTCGACACGTATTATCAAGAAACTTTGAAAGATGAACTTAAAGATGTTGAAAAAATCAACAAACCAAGAGCTTTTAAAGCTGGACCTTTAATTTTAACAATTTTATATAGATATCTTTTTGGAAATTTAATTGGAGAAACGCTCGAACGTAGACTTGTAAATGGTATTATGATTGGTGTTAACCCATTATCAAAAGAATGGGACACATTTGCTAGAACATTATCACGCTTTAGTAGTCATTTCTTTGATGGTGACTGGAAATTTTGGGATGGTGGTATGTTAACACAAATGCAACAACGTGCTTGCGCCATAATTAAAAGTAAAGTTTTTAAGAGTAGTGACTATATTATATTTAACTCCCTCTTCTCTACTTCATTAGATGCATATGGTTACGAGAGAGTTGTTGATATGCTCTTAGTTTTATTATATAATACTCCTACTATTACTTTAAATGAGGCATTTATTACCACTCATTCTATGCCTTCAGGTTGTGCAATAACAGCTTTTTTCAACTCATTAATTAATAAATCTTATGGTGCTTATGTTTTTTACCGTCTTCACCTTTTGAAATTTAAATGTGAACCTCCTCTCAATTTATATCGAGAAAAAGTTTTTGACTGTGTGTATGGAGATGATAAGTTGACTGGTGTTAAACATGATGTGTTAGACTGGTTTAATGGTCAAGAATTTAGTAAGATCGCACAAGAAATGGGTTTAGATTTTACACCAGCTGATAAAGGTGAGTGGACGTATACAACTCGCTCTTTGTTTGAATGTAGTTTTTTAAAACGAGGTTTTAGATTTCACCCTCGTTTAGGGGGAGTTGTTGCTCCTCTTGAAGAGAAATCCATGTGTGGTACTCTAAATTTTGTTAGTGATTGTTTTAGAAATGACGAACTTACGTGTGTCAAAATTAAAAACTTCCAAAGAGAAGCTTTTTTACATTATACTCGTTATGACCAATATATGGTACACGTTAAAGATTTTATTAAACAGAAACACATTGATGTTGAACTGTTAAGTGAATCATACTTAAGACAGTTATATGTTGCCGATGAATATGGCGACAATTTAGATTTCCACTAGCAGGTAAGCTAGATTAGCTCTAGAAATTTGTTTTATATTTTGTTTCTTTTAAATTTTATTTTCAATTGACCTACCCCACACCTCTATATTCATTATCTCGTCAATTTTAATGTAAGTGTTCGATGTTTACCTTTGTTTTTAAACTCAAATTTTTAAGTTTTTATTTATATCAGTGAATTTGCCATTATATCTATACCCTGAACAACCTGTTTATAATACGTAGCGTCTTATAAAGAATATTGTAAATAGTGTTCCATTTTTCTTTTTATTTTATGGCGGACTATTAAGACCTCCAATAATGTGCACTAATTGCCATGATCTTACTTTATTATTTTTATCCTATGAATTCTCTTTCTTCTCTTACTCTTTCTCCTCCTACTGAACTTATGTCCATGGGAGTAAAACTTTCTTCCCGTGAAGTTACGACTATTTCTGAAAGAAATGGGCGTACTTTTTCACATCCTGATTCTAATAACGTTATCCAAGAAAAACCTTGGACACTTAACAATATGTTGGAACGTTACTCTTTTCTTGATACTTATCCTTGGTTATCTTCTCAAGTTTCACATACTGTACTTACCAAACTTCGTATTCCACAAGATCTTTTAGTTACTTCTATTTCTTATGCTCCATTTAATGCTTTTACATTTTGGAAAGGTGATGTAGAATTAAATTTTCAAGTTACTTCTACTCCACTTACACAAGGGATGTTAGCTGCTGTCTTTGTTCCTCTTTCTGCTCAACGTTTTATTGATTCTACTATTGTTCCTAACTTCTCTAATGTATCTCTTAATCAAGTTGTTTATCTATATGCAAATGCCAACACTTCTGCTAAAATGTTTATATCATATAATTCTCCTCAAGCTTATATCGATCTCACACAAGATCTGATAACCACTCGTAATGCACTCGGTTATGTTTATATTATTGTCTTTAATCCTATTCAATTAGCTGCAACTGCTTCCGACACTAGTTCTGTTAGTGTTTTCTCTCGTTTTTCAAATAATCAATTTAAAGTTCCTCGTGTTTCCACTATTGCTACCACTTTTGCCAAACCACAATCTCTTTATTTTGCGAAACCACAAGCTATGACTATGCTTGCTAAAGCGGCTGTGTCTACTTTATTGTCCGAAGATAAAGAACCTCCTCCTTCAAGTTCACGTACTGTTATACGCAAACTCACAGATAAGTTGATTCCTAAAGGTGTTTTCTCTGATGCTATAGACACTGCTTTGGGAATCTTTGGTCTTGATAATCCTACCGACCCCTCTCTTCAGAATCCGTCAAAGTTGATTGGTACTCAACGAATGAACTTTGTGCAAGGAGGAGAGACGATTGACAAATTGTCTCTTTTCCCTGCACAAACATATGAAAGTACTTTTGAGACTTTTGCCACGGAGATTGATGAGATGAGTCTTAATTTTCTTAAAGAGAAATTTACTTATCTTGGTTCATTCACTTTTTCTACTACTTCTGCTGTTGGAGACGTTGTTGCTAGTTGGCCTATAAATCCATTTCCTATAGAATTATTTAATATGGATGCAACCCAAGTTCCACTTTTATCATATATATCAGTTCCATTTCAATTTTGGAAGGGTGGCTTAACCTACAAAATTCAAGTTGTTTCTACTTCTTTTCAAACTGGAAAACTTTTCTTTGCTTTTAATTTTAATACTTTTACTCCAGCTACTGGTCTCACTATTAATCAACTCACCTCACAATATGGTGAAGCAATTGAGATCAACCAGGGCTCCAACGAGTTCCAGTTTACTGTTCCGTATGTTGCTACTACTCCTTATTTAGATGTTCCTAATTCAAATATTCCATCCATAGAAGATACCATTGGGTATATTAATGTTGTTGTAATTAATCCCTTAGTAGCTCCAAATAATACTCCTATTACAATTACGTTGAATGTCTTTTTTGCGGGTAACGATGATTTCGAGCTTTCTACACTTACCCAATCCAACAATCTTATTCCTAGTCAACCTTTACAACTTGCTATAAATAATGATCCTTTTACCTTTCTTGATTTTCCTCTTCCTTCTCCTTCATCTGATCCTATTAATATCAAGAAAGCTCTGTGTGCGCGACCTCAATCGGTAGTTGCCCCACTTAACACTCCTTTGACTGGTGTTGACCTTGCTACAGAAGAAATGGTTGCTCCGAATGCAACCAGTTCTCCTCGTCATGATATTACACAAATGTCAATTTTATCTGTACGAAATCTTTTGAAAAAATATCAAATGTTGCAAAATTATACATTATCTTTTCCTTCTGTCGGCCAAGGTGGACTTGTTACTACAATTCCAATCTCCTCACTTTTTGGGGGACAACATTTCTCTTCTTCACCTTTTCTTCCAAATACTGTGCCTCTTAATCCAGGAATTTGGAATCATTTTCAATTGTTGTATCGCCAATACAAAGGTCCACTTCGTTTTAAATTTATGCTTAATGAAACATCTTCAAATGCTTCTTTTTCTATTTTCTTTCAACCTCCAGTTAATAATCAAACAGCTTCCCCTTCAGATATAATTGACGCTTTTGCTAATAGCATGTATATGCCACAGGGACCAGAACCTGCTGCATATAATGGTAGAGTTAATGCTACTCGCACCGCTAACCTTGTACGTATACCTGTTGCATACGTAAATGGATTGCAAAAAAGTGCAGAATTTGAAATTCCTTTCTCTTCTAAGTTCTTTTCCGTGATTTCGTGGACAGGAGCTGCAGCAGAAAATGAATTAGCTACTTCTCCACTGATAGATTTGGGTTCATTAGTTGTATATACTGAATATGCGACTTTTACTGGTACTGCAAATACTAGTAATGTTTTGAATGCGTTTATATCATTTGGAGATGAAAGTCGATTCGGAAATCTTTTTCAAATTCCTATGTTAGCAGTTAATTCTACTGTTGATTCTACAGGAACACTTCTCAAAAGCACCTGGCCAGATAGCTATGGCACAGGTGCACCGGTTAGTAACACATTGTTTAGATTATAAACAATTTAGCTATCGTTATCTACTTACGATAAAGTTCTTTACACAAGATTTACGGTGTAAC